CCCCAAAACGACCCCAAACGGGGCCAAACCGGGCCAAAACGGGGCCAATCTCTTATAGATTGTACAATTTATGATTAATTCTGTAGTACTGGGGTTTGCAATTGATCATCGTCATCATTAAAACGTAGTACCCGGGCATTACAACCGTGCGATTTTGAAACTAAAAGTGCCCGGTTTGGCGTAGGAGCAGGCGCGGGGTCAATTTCGGGGGGGTACAAACTCAGAAGGGGGGAGTCTTTTGTGGGAATTCCCTAAATGTGGTACGCTTGCGTTGCTTACTAAGCGGTTCGAGTGATTGTCTCGAATCAGAACCGGGGCCACTTGCTGGTGGCCCCGTGTTTTTATAAGACAATATGGATTCTTTCTATGGCAAAAAAACCTCGTCACATTCTTGGCTATTTAAACGACCCGTCCACTTGGGACAAGGCAGCGTTTGAAACAGCCATTCGCGCAGAAGTCGAAGCCTCGACAGGAACACTCACGGCCTCTGACGAACTGTTGGTCGGCACATTGGTCATCACGGTTGACAGCTTGCTGACTGCCGAAATCAACATTCGTGAAGCGGGTCATGTCACGGTCTACGGCAACAACGAAGGCGTGACAGCTTGGTTCAAGATTCGCACTGAGATGGCTGACAAGGCTATCAAGATGCTGGCTGAACTAGGTCTTGTGGCCCGTGGTCGCCCAAAGTTGAAGGCAAAAGTGAGTGATGTAGATGAGCTATTCGCCACTGCTTAACCCTGCGTTTGAGTATGCGGTAGCGGTAACTAGGGGTGACATTCAGGCGTGTGAGGATGTCAAGCTGGCTTGCCAACGGTTTTTGGATATGGTCGAACGTAAGGATGCGCCTTACGAGTTTGTCCCTGCCAAGGCTGAACACATCCTGAAATTTGTCAAGTTCTGCCGCCATGTCAAAGGGCCAGATGCCGGGAAGCCAATTGAACTACAGCCGTTTCAGGTTATGTACTTGGCTGGCGTTTACGGGTTTAGGGACAGGCGTGACCACTCTTTTCGTTATGTCACTGATGTCATTTTGTTCGTTCCTCGTAAGTCAGGCAAGACAACCATTGCGTCCATCATTGCGCTGTATGAGTTGCAGTTTGGTGATGCTGGCGCTGAAGTGTTTACTCTGGCTACCAATCGGGATCAAGCGTCTATTTGCTTTGATTCTTCTAAGGCTATCGTAGAAAACATGAGGCCCGAGTTGGGGGCTAAGTTCATTGCCTACCGCAGTGAACTGAAGAAGGCTGGCGACTCGACCTCGACCTACCGTGCGCTGTCACGCGAAAACCGCAAAACAGGTGACGGTAAGAACCCGTCCTGTGCAATGATTGATGAGGCTGCTCAGATTACTGAGAGACAGTCTATTGAGGTGCTGCATTCTGGTATGGGCGCTCGTAAGAACCCTTTGAGGATGTACCTGACAACTGCCAGCTTTACTAAGGAAACCAAGTTCTTTGAAGACCTTTCGCACTACCGTAGCGTGTTGCGTGGCGCTGCTGCTGATAGCTATCGCTGGTTTGGTTTACTCTATAGCATTGACCCCGGCGATAATTGGGCTGACCCTGCGGTATGGGGCAAAGCAAACCCGATGCTTGGGATATCGGTCACAACTCAGCACATTCAGCAAATGGCTGAAGAAGCGTCTGCCAAGCCAGCAAGCCTGAACGAGTTCCTGTGTAAGCAGTTGAATATCTATGTATCGGCTAATTCTGCTTGGGTTGACAGAAGGCATTGGGATGAGTCGGTCACTCCAATGCCGAAAGAAAAGCCTGAAGCTACATTCGTTGCATTTGACTTGGCCCACACCCGAGATTTGAATGCTGTTTGCACTTTGCACAGATACAGCGAAGAAGATTTTTATGCCAAGTTCCAATTCTTTCTACCAGAAGAATCTATTGACCTAATTCCAAATCACTACAAGAGCATATTTTCTCAGGCTCATGCAAGTGGCATTTTAAGGCTCACGCCGGGTAACGTAACCGACCTTAATGAAGTTGAGTCGTACATTAAACAAGAATGCGAAAAGCACAGCGTTAAAGAAGTTGGCTACGATCCATATAACGCAGCCGCTTTGGTAGCTAACCTGTACGCTGATGGATTACCTGTAAAGAAAGTTGGTCAGGGTATGGCTATGTTGTCAAACCCGTCTAAGACCACTGAGCAATTGATTTTGAAGAAAGCTATTCACCATGATGGTAACCCGTTTGTCGGTTGGCAACTAGGTAACTGCGAGGTTTACACCGATGTCAACGGCAACGTAAAGGTTAGGAAGAATGAAGCAGACCCGTCAGCCAAAGTGGACGGTATTATTGCCATGATTATGGCTTTGCACTGCCATTTGGATAACGTGTTTGTCAGTGATTCATTTGGCTTTAGAGCAATAGAGTGGTAAAGTGTAGAAAATTGAGGGGAAATCATGGCAATTTTTGACATTTTCAAGCGTAAAAACACTCAGTCTGAGAGCAATACTTTGTTCGGTCAGACTGCTTTGGGCAATAACATTGTCTATCAAGGCAGTGATAAACGTGCTGGTGTTAACACTCAAATCCTTTATGTAACGACTGCCAGCACAACAACTGCTGGTCGCCCGGTAGATATGTCTGTGCTGACCAGAAACAGCACAATCATGTCTTGTGTGGGGGTAAAGGCTCGGGCTTTGGCGCAGTTGCCAATCAAGATTTGCTGCGAAACAGCAGATGGCAAAACGGTTGATGCGATTAGGGGTGAAGGTGTTGGAGCGCGAGATAAGGCCAAAGCCAAGCAAGTTGCCAAGCTATTGGGTAACCCAAACAACTTCCAGAGCAAGTATGAGTTCTGGTATCAGTGGCTAATGTGGTACGAATTGTCTGGTGAAGCCTTTACCCTGTGGTGGAGGAAAGACCAGAACAGTTCCACAGAGACTCCGCTGGAAATGTATGTGCTGGATTCAACGCTGATTGCCGTGAATATCACGCCTACACGTTATCCAACCTTCCGACTGTCTACGCCTAGCTATGGTTTCAACAAAGACCATGAGTTCAAGTATTTCCAAGTCATGCACGGCAAGGAAATGGCTTGGCAAGGCTCTGCTGGCTTTAACAAAGCTATTCTGGCGACTGAATTGGTTGGACTTGACCAAGACATTGATTTGTACGCCAACTTTGTCATGCAGAACGGTGCAAAGCCTAGCGGGATGTTTGTTACCGATCAGGTTATTCCTGATGGCAAGTACAAAGAGATTGCAGCCCGTCTGAAAGAGGCGTGGAACAACATGACAGGCAGCAAAACCAGTGACCCAAGCAAGCCGGGTCAGGGTATGTTGCTGGATCAGGGCATGAAGTATCAGAAACTAGAGATGCTGACTTTGCAAGACACTGACGCTGCTGCTTTAAAGCTACAGACGATGCGCCGAATCTGTGGGTTGTTTGGTGTGCCACCTTCTATGATCGGCATCCATGATGGCAAGTTCAACAACAGTCAAACGGCTTTGGATGAGTTTTACAAAACCACCATGTACCCGACAATTGTCAATATTCAGCAGAAATTGACGCAACATTTGCTTGAGGGTTATCCAAGCCTTTGCGTTGAGTTTGACACTAAGGATTTCTTGAAGGGCGCTCCGCTGGATCAAATGAACTTTGCTACTGCTGGCGTAAAAGGTGGAATAATGACACCTAACGAAGCCCGTAACTACATGAATTTGCCATCTATGGACGGTGGTGATGAGTTGGTAAAAGAGCCTGACCCTGCCGAACCAATTGCAGGTAGCAGCCCCAAAGATACTGGTGGCGGTGGTGGCAATCAGACCAAAAAGATGAATATAGGCGCGACTTGATATATCATGCACACTGATACACAATATCTGGTAGCATTAGCCAAACAGGTCAAACGACCTAAAAAGTTGCCTGTACTTCTAGGGCAGCGCCCTAAAATACAGGACAATAACCAATCCATTGCTTTAGGGGCAATCAATGAAGACATTGAATCTTATCTGCGAAGCCAAGCTGAACTTGGACGAGAAATCGCACAACGGCGAACCGTCTGGACAGATTGAGGCTCGCATTACGACTTGGGGCGCACGGGAAGGCGCTGATGGTCGCAAGTTTTTTTATAAGCCAGAAGGCTTTATGCAATGGGCCAAAGAGTTTGCCGAAATGGGCCGACCACTTCCCATGTACGTTAACCACAATGCTGACGCTATCCCTGTGGGCGAGTGGACAAGCATTGAGATGGATGACGATGGCATGAATGCTTCTGGTCGCCTGTATCTGAACACCACAACTGGCTCTGATTTGTACCAAGTGATGAAAGAATCGCCCAATATGTTTGGCGGTGTTTCTGTTGGCGCTTATGCTGAAGAATATCAGTGGGTTAAAGAAGATGGCGAAGCAATGACCATTGGTTCTGATGACCCATATGAGTCTGGTTATTTCCAAATCACCAAAGGTGGTCTGCGTGAAACTAGCGTGGTAATGCACCCAAATAACATGGCAGCAGAAATCAAAAAGTTGGAATATTTTCGACCTGATGGTTCTGCTGATTTGAAAGTATTGGAAGAAGCCTTGCGGGATGCAGGTCTGTCCAAGCAGATGTCGGTTGCCGCCGCATCTGTATTCAAGACGGTAATTGAACAGCGTGATGCTGTTGAAAAGCCTATTGAAAATGCGCCAATTCAGAGTGATTCTGATGCGGAGGCAACCGCTGAAATTCTCGCGGCTCTTGAGCAACGTGAACTTCTGAAACTCCTTGACAAACGACTTAAAGGTTAAATCATGTCCCAAGTTATCCTCGAAAAACTGGATGCTATCGAAGCTAAACAAGCCGAAAGCATCACTGCTGTTGAAGCAAAAATTCCTGCTGCTGTTGAGGCTGTTAAAGCTGAAATGCAAGAGATGGTTTCTGCTCTGGAAGCCAAAGTTGCTTCTATCAATCTGCCTGAGTTCATTCGCACACCCGCTAAAACTGTTCGCCAAGATGTGAACCGTTCGGTGCGTGAGCAACTGTCTACTTTCTACAAAGGCAACAACCGTTTGGAAAAAGAACTGCAAATCTTTGCAGACGAAGCCCAAATGGATGCGTACCTGAAGGAAGCCTCTGCTTTGACCGCTGGCGGTGATGGCAAGGGTGGTCGTACTGGCTACGATCCAGTGTTTGCTGCTTTGCGTTTGGCTAACCCTATGCGTGGTCTGTCGCGCACTGTGGCTACCGATGGTTCTAGCTATCAGTTCCGTGTCAAAACTGGCAACGCTGGTGTGGCTTGGGGCTATACGATCCAGAACAACGGCGCTGATACAACTGAAAACACAAGCATCTGGCAATTGGTTTTGCAAGACTTGAACGTGCAGTTCCCAATCCGTACTGCTGCGCTGGATGACATTGATGGTTTGGAAGCCAACGTGGTTGATGACATGCTGGCCGAATTCGCACAGGCTGAAGCTTTGTCGATGATTCAAAACAACGACCAAGCTGCTCAATCGGGTACTAACCCTTACGGCGGTACTAACGGTCTGCGTGGTTTGGATCAGTATGCTGGTTCTAATGCCACTTATGCTGGCGGTACAACTTCTGCTGCTGCTTTTGGCACTTCTGGCACTGGTTCTTCAAGCGGTCTGCACTCGCTGGCTACTTATGACCAGATCACTTCTAACGTCAACACTGTTGGTGCTAACGCAATCCAATACAAAGACGTTATTAACACTGTCTACGCCTTGCCACAACAATACTGGACTCCTAACACCAAGTTTATGGTCAGCCCAATCTTGGCTCAAGCAATCCGTGGTCTGCAAGATACCAATGGTCGCCCAATCTTCAACTCTATGGAGTCGTTGAACCCTGATGGCATCATTGGTCAAATGCTTGGCTTTGACGTTGTGATGAACAAGTATCTGGACACTCCTAGCCAAACTACTACGGGTTCTGCTGGCACAACTAGCTTGTACCCAATGTACTTTGGTGATTGGAGCCGTGGTCACACAATCATTGATCGTTTGAACATGGTTATGCGCCGCTACGACCAGACGCTGCCCGGTTTTATCACCTTCTTTGGTGAAAAGCGTTTGGCAACATCTGTGCGTGATCCAAACGCATTGATTCGCTATCGCTCGACAGGTACAGCTACCTGATAAATCGGAGGGGCGTAAATGCCCCTCCTTTTTGTGCCAATAATTTAGGAACTGTTATGACCATTACCGAACGCATCCTGTCTGGAATTAAGCAAACATTGGAAACTGGCGAGAAAGTCACAATTGACTTGCGCGAGGCATCTGCTATCACAGGCTCTGGTGACGGGGTTGGTGGTCGTACCTTCTTTGACAACGCATTTGCTGCATTGCGTTTTGCAAACCCAATTCGTGAGATGTCGCGTGTTATCCCTGCATCTGGCTCAAGCGTTCAGTTTGTCGCTAAGACAGGTAATGCGACAAACTCCACAAACCCGTTTGGATACACGTTCACGCCTAACAGCGGTTCGCCAAACATCAACACATCTATCTGGCAACTGCCAACCCGTGTTATTTCTGCTCAATTGCCTGTGCGTTCAGCGGTTATGTCGGATGTGAACTACCTAAATGAAACGCTGGTCGAAGATTTGATGCTGGAATTTGCACAGATCGAAGGCGCTTCAATGGTGCTAAACAATGACCAAGCTGGTTCGACAACCACTATCAACGGCGCTACAAATGGTTTGCGCGGACTGAATATGTACACAAGCGCAGCATCGTCTGCATTTGGTACAAGTGGCACAGCAATCACCAACGGCATTCACACCATTGCTACATACACTCAAGCAGCAGCGGCTGTGTCGTATTCCGATATTACCGACATGACCCGTTTGTTCCCTGCTCAGTATTGGAATCTTCCCGGTACGGCATGGATGATGCACCCACAAACAATTCACGAACTGCGTAACCTCGGGACGGGTGGCGCGGCAATTAGACAATTTGCTGAAACTGGCGATGATGATGGCGGTGCTATTGTTAATGTGTTTGGCTTTCCTGTCATTGCGAACCCAAACATCCAAACAACTGGCGCTGGTAACTTCAACATTTATTTGGCTAACTGGCCTCGTTTTGTAAGCATTGCTGACGTTGAAGAAATGACAATTCAAGCAATGGAACAGACAAGCCCCGGCTTCATTACGCTATATGCGGAAAAGCGTCTTGTAAGTACCGTGCGTGACCCGTTTGCTGGCATTCGACTTGTGGGTGTTTAAACCATGAGCGTTGATAACTATCAATACGCTGCGCCCTTTGGCGCTCAAACGCGCAATCCGTTTAACTACGCAAAGGTTGAACAGATTGATCGTGATAGTGTCACACCTTGGTTGACGCTTGATGAAATCACGCAACAACTAAACTTGTTTCAAGACGAGAGCCAAGATACATATTTGTCTGCTCTTGAATTGGCTACACGGCAAGCAATTGAAGACTATTTGGGGATGTCTATCTTTCCGGTAAGCTATCGGGTTTTCTACGGCTCTGAAAGCCTTGTGGCATCGCCTATTAGTCTAGATTTGCCTGAAGTCAGTCAAAACTTTTACCCAAGCCAACCGGGTGTGTCGATTGATACTGTTGGTTATTGGAACGATGCTTTTCCTCCAGTGTTTACGGCACTGACAAGTTCAAGCTATTACTACGATCCATCTGGCAACAAAGTAATCGTAAACAACTTGCCGACAAACATTAATACGGTGATGACTGCGCCAATCAATGTGCTTTACACAACTGTTTCAAATCCATTGTCGGCTTATCCGGTCATCAAGCAAGCTGGCTTGTTGTTGCTTACGCACTTGTATAACAACCGTGCCAATGCCACAGAGACAAGGCTAAAAGACATTCCGTTTGGCGTGACAACTCTTTTACGCAGTTATAAGCCACTCGTAATGTGAGCACTATATGACTATTGCTCGTTTTGAGAACATTAACATCAACAACTTGACTTTTACCAAGTCAGCGTTTGGTGAGTCTGCGACTGTTCAGGCATTGTGGTTTGCGACACGGGCAAGAGTTTCAGCAGTTGCTAACAGTTTGAAGATTGCTGATAAGTATCGGCTGTATCAAGACATGGTTAATTTGACGCTGAATTACACACCAAACACAAAGACAATTGTTGATAATCAGCACTTGTTTTCAATCACATATCGTGGAAAAGATTGGCGTATTGATAGTGTGCGGGAATCCGATGATCGAATGACCGTTACTCTCTTGTGCTATCGCTCTGATCCAGTTACGGCGGTCTAATGG